AGGAGGAGTTTCTGCACGACATCCAACTGACCATTGCACGTTGGACTAAGAAGCTGCACCTGATTGATTCAGACATCGCTGATCTGATTGTGCAACTGGACAACGAACTTAAAACTCGTGATATTGAAAGGGCTGAGGTAAGAGTATGAGTGACACACTATTCAACAAAGAAGACTTCGACAGTATCTTTGGCATACCCAAAGTGCAAATAAAGATAGACCCTGTGATACGCAACGCTGTGCTTGAAGAAGTGGCGCTAGAGTTCGATGCCATGCGCATTGCCTTTGGTGACACAGCCCATAGCTTTGCTACGTATGTCAGGGACATGAAAACGTGAAGAGTAATCACAACATCATTCGTGAACTGCTGAAGCGACACCCCGATGGTTTGAAGGCAAGCGATATAGCTGAGATTACTGGCATAGACGTTCGCTCTGTCAACAAATCATTGGAGAGTGTGTTCGGTGTGTACATAGATCGGTGGGAGAAGTCAACCTTTCGCAATACATTGGCGGCAATTTGGGTCGTCGTTGACGTACCTGATAACTGCCCGAAACCAGAAAACACGGGCAGGAGATCGCGTGAAAAGCTACGCAATCCTGCGGACGCTATATTTATAAACCAAAGGAGAGAGATCAATGACTAGCGCTAATCAAATACAGATAGCGGGCACTCACTACAAAAACAAAACCATTCAACCATGGGATTACATCGTCTCAAATAACATTGGCTACTTGGAAGGCAATGTAATAAAGTACGTGTCCCGTTGGAAAGACAAGGGCGGTGTTGATGACTTGCGCAAAGCTCAACATTACCTGACCAAGCTGATAGAAACACAGGTGCAGAAATGATTATTACTACCGATCAACTCAAGAAGAAAGACTGGGTAATCTTGCGGCTCTTGTACATCATGCTGGCGTCTGACCCGAGCGCTGTGTTCTTGCCTGATGTGAAGAAGGCAACGGACATGTACGGGTACAGGACTTTGTTAAAAGCGTTCGAGCTACTCAACAAAGAGATCGCCAATGATGGCCAGACTTTTGGTAACCCCGAAGTCAACCTGACAAGGTACGTCAAAGCGAATGGGGGATACGATGGCCTCGACACCTGAATCAAAAGTCAAGAAGCGGGTGCGTGAGATGCTAGACAAGCTTGGCATCTACCATTTCATGCCACCAGCCAATGGCTTTGGTCGGGCGGGTATTCCGGACATCATCGCCTGCATGGACGGACACTTCATTGCGATTGAGTGCAAGGCTGGCAACGGCAAGACAACAGCCCTGCAAGACCTTGAACTCAACCGCATACACAACGCAGGCGGTACAACATATATAGCAAGGGAGAGCAACATAGATGAACTACAACAACTACTCAGGGAGAAAAGAAGTGGCTTATGAAGACATGATGACCCAAGAGGAGCTTGAGCGCAGAGTCAAGGGCATGTCTGATGAGGAACAGGCACACTTCAAACTACTCATACACAAGCTCGTGATGTGCTACGGCGAAGGCAAGTCGCAAGCTGTCGTCATAGTGGGGCGAGCCGAAGATCAACTGGCAGGAGTCGTTACCCTAAACTGTAACGAGATGGAGGCGTCGCAACTCATGTTGGCGGCAAACGATTTTTTCGGCTTTCTAAACGTCCTCGACGCACCACCCAAAGAACAATTTAACTGAAGGAGAAAGCAATGAACTACCAAGAATTTGTAGAACGCGTGCAGCACTCAATGCACGAAACAATTTACGAAGACAGCGAGGGGCGCTCAATCCTCGTAATAGATTTACTCGATGCGTTTGCGTTGGCTAACAAGTTTATAGACGATAAGGGTGCGGAGATGCACGCCAAGATCGAAACCATACACGCCATGTACGAAGTAGCGGTTAAGCAACGGGACTACCTGATGGATCAACAACGGGCACAGGTTGAGGCTATGCGGGGGAGGGTGCAATGACACAAGATGAAATCCTAGAGGCGTTGCACAAGGTGGTGCAAGAGAACAAGCATTACACAACGTGGACTGTATCAACCCCGCACTTGGTTGCTTTGGTCAACTTAGCCATTGAGCGGGAGCGTGAACGATTAACTGATGCCGCAATGAAAGCGGCTGAGAAAGGAATTGATACAGCAATAGCGCTTGAGCGTGAGGCGTGTGCGAAGGTGTGTGAGTCAATGAACAAGTACATGGATGATGGCGAAGAATGTGCCACCGCCATCCGAGAAAGGGGACAATGATGTGGGATAAAGAAATATTAGAACAATGTGGGTGTTGGTTTACAGACACTGGCGAATGTGTAAAGGATGACCTTGATCTGAATAAATTTGCTAGGGTAATAATAGAAAAAGAACGTGAGGCGTGTGCAGAAGTTTGTAAGAAACACGCTGATTTTTATGCGGGGCTTGAACCAAGCCCAATCGCGCAATCAGCATGGGCGGCTTGTATTGATAACCGTGACACTATTCTAGCAAGGGGCAACGCATGACAAGAAATGAAATTGAACGTATGTGGAAAGTAGCCAGTAACAATCCAAACTTTGATACCAATTGGAATGACCCAGTCGTTATAGCCTTTGCCCATCTAGTAGCACAACATGTGCGTAAGAACATTAACGATGAAGCCAAAGCGCATTTGGAAGAACTACGCAACAACTTTAACGCTGAAAGCGCAGAACTAAGACTGCACATGTGGTCGCAGGAGAAGCAAGCATGACCAAGAAACAAAGAGCATATCTACATATCCTCACTTTGCCGTTTGTTATTTCAGCGGCAGTTGAATTTTTACCTGCGTGGCTGTATTGGCCTATTGCTGTGATTTGTGGCATGGCATGGCTCGGTGCTTGTGTAAATTTGGCGGAGGTAGACCATGACTAATGAAATGCAAAGAGTATGGGAAGCACTACGCGCAATCTATGGCATGGACTTAACTGCCGCAACGCTAGTGGTGCTTACCAAGGACGGAGAAACTGCCGTGAAGTTTCAAACCATTTATTTTCCGCAAGAGGACAAGCATGACAATAATTGACAGAGGGTGCTGGGAGCGCGGATGCGCTTGCTACGACAGCCGAGTAGCTGACGAAACAGTTGACGTAGTAGAGAAGCGTGAGTGGGTCAACCTGACCAGCGAAGAGATCGGTGAGATCTATCGTGTGGGTTGGGCTAACAACATGGAGCTTGCCCGAGCCATTGAAGCAAAACTCAAGGAGAAAAATGTCAGCCCCCTATAAACAGATCATCACGATCGATTTCGAAACCGCGTGGGATACCAAGGAAGGTTACACCCTACGCAAGATGACAACCGAGGAGTACATACGTGACCCAAGATTCAAAGCATTTGGAGCCTGCATCCATGAGTACGGATCAGACAAGCCAACACAGTGGTACAGAGGAGAAGAACTCAAACGTATCTTGGGTTGCTATGATCCTAAGACCACTGCTGTTCTGGCTCATAACGCTCAGTTCGATGTGTCTATATTGGAGTGGGTATATGACTGGCACCCATGCTTCATTTTTGATTCTCTTTCTATGGCTCGTGCTCTACGGGGCGTCGAGGTGGGAAACTCCCTCCTGATCCTGTCGCAAGCCTTCGGCCTGCCCCCAAAGGGCGAAGCCGTATACAAGACGGACGGCTACACGGAACTCACACCTGCTATGGAGAAAGAGTTGGCCGAGTACTGTGCGCATGATGTCTGGCTATGTGAGCAGATCTTCACCCGCTTAGCTGTTGGCTATCCCTCCAAAGAACTCCGGCTCGTTGACATGACCTTGAAGATGTACACCCGTGCATGCCTTGAGCTTGACCCCAACATGCTGACCGACGCCATACTAGATGAAAAGGAAAAACGTGAAGCCCTATTACAGAAGCTCGGCGTGGACGAAACTGCACTTGCGTCGAACCCACAGTTTGCAGCACTACTTGAGACCCTCGGTGTGGCTCCCCCAAGGAAAATCAGTAAGACTACCGGGAAAGAAACACTTGCGCTGGCTAAGAATGATGCCCTCTTTCAGGCGTTGCTCAACGGTGAACGTGATGACGTTGCCCTTCTTTGTGAAGCGCGTCTTA